ACACCAGGAGGGCCAGCAAGAAGAAGATTAGGAATCTCCCCCTTTGCAACAAACTCCTTAAATGTTTTTTTAGTATCATCGGGGAGAATACAATCTTCAATTACTTGAGGACGATACTTCTCCACAAAAAGAAATTCACTTGCCATAATTTAGTTTACCCAGTCAGGTTTTCGTTGCGGCATACGAAGATAATTAGATGCAACCCAAGGTTTGGATGCAATGTACATCTTGTAAGCAGTAAAAGTGTCAATGCTTTCGTCAAGTTTATACTCATTGGGCATTGCTCTTGCAAAAGGAGTTACGTTCGTAATCTTACCTTTGGGAAAAATATAATATGCGTGAACTAAAGTATTATAGCACGAGTGTACTTTGTTATACCTCAAAAAATACTCATCACACAAATTCATTCCCCACTTGATTAACCAATAAGCATTGTCGATTGACTTTGCTGCCCATTGAGTGCAAGGATGATTACGAAAAGCACCCTTCTCAGTTGCATATGGAGTTCCATCTGACTTGGGAAGAGTGCCGTAGTTATGACCCCACTTTTCAGATGCCACAATGGAAAGCATCTGACAGCACTCCAGAGGCATCTTGACAATATGTTTATCAGGGAGACAAATAGCACTCTCGGCAGGAAATGGCGACGTTACGAAAATATTCATCCAAAAGTAGAATCAGGTTCCAGAGCAATATAATACTTCAGGTTGTACTTGGTGTTCGTGAATTGTGACAGAAGTTTAGAAGACACCACCACATCGTAGGCACCAGGAATAATCTTGATGTTCTCCACCTTGAAGTTGAACACAAACTCAGAATCGGCCTCACCAACCACAATAGCGTATTCGTTAGAAGTATCATTCTTCTTATCACGAACCACCAGTTTGATTACACCGTTCTCACCAACCACAGAAAGATCTGGCAGTTGATAGATTGCAGCAGCCTTGAGTAGTTTGTCAAGTTCTTTAGTATCAAGAAGGAAACAAACATCTTCACTGGGAAGTGAAATAGATTTGTCTGGAGGAGTTACAATTACATTAGGATCTGCAAAGAAATACTTAGACCTAGACTTACCTTCCTTAATCACAACATAACCATCATTCTGAAAATCAAGTTCGGCATTCTGATGCAGATTCAATCCATTCAAAAATTGATTCAGATCATAGATACCAAAATCTTTGGGAAGTTCTTCTTCAATTGTCGCTTCTGCAAGAATATTCTTCATCACAGAAATGGTTCGCAGTTGCTTACCTTCCTTGAACAGAATGGATTGATTGATAGAAGAAAAGTTCTTCAATACTGTAAGAGTTTTATCAGAGAGTTTCATAGTTTGAGGTTTCAGTTTCATAATAATCAGCGGAACTCAGTAAGTCCATTATCTCGACGGGAATAATGTCCGTCAAAGTGAAGCAGAAGCATAGCATAGTGAATCACTTTAAGCAAATCGCGTTTGCTGCGTCCATCCTTATCACCATAACGGCTGCCATACTTAAGGATGTTTGCTTGGCAAAAACCAGGAGCAAGATCCTTTGCTGCCATCAAGTCAATAGTTTGGATATCACTATATTCTTCATTGTGTCCACAGTAGTGACTACCATAAGTACTAGTTACGTACACCTCAACATCTTTGAGGATTTTATCTTCGTTGTATTTCCAAAGATGATTTTTAGATTCGCTCATAATAACAATAAAGTAAAATCATTTGCAGGGGAAGGCACATTTACCTTCCCCAATTATATCAGTTTGTAGTGTCCATGTCAACTTGCCATCCGCCCTCAATTTCAAGTTTAGGTTCGGTAGGCATCTGGAAATCAGCATCCACCTTATCATACAGTTCCAGGAAGGACTGCTTGGTTTCATCATCAAAGCGGTTCACACACACTTGGATCGCCTTTGCTTTGTCTTGGAAGATGCTGTAGGCACGGATGATGTGAACCAGACGGCGAGTGCTGATGATTTCCTCAATACCACCATCATAGAACGTCTTACGGATGATGTCTGCCCAGTCAACCAACCTCTTACAGAAGTCACGATCTTCCACATCCAGATCCAGAGCAATACCTTCCAAGATCTTCTGCTCGGTAGCAGGAGCAGGATAAGACTGCTCAAAGGTCACAGGAAAACGCTCAAGAAAAGCTTCGTTAAGCACATTGGTGCCAATGAAACGGCCGTCATCACTACCCTTACCTTTGGTGTTGGCAGTAGCAATCACGTTGAATCCTGCAGCAGGTTTTACAAAACGACCAATCTTCTTCAGGAAGACACCTTTACCTTCAAGAATAGATTGCAGACACAAAATCTTATTGGATGCTAGATCAATTTCATCCAACAACAACACTGCACCACGCTCAAGTGCTTCTACTACAGGTCCATTGTGCCAGGCAGTCTCACCATTCACGAGACGGAAACCACCAATGAGATCATCCTCATCAGTTTCAATGGTAATGTTGACACGGATAAGTTCGCGCTTCAGTTGAGCACATGCTTGCTCAACACTGAACGTTTTACCATTACCAGAAAGACCCGTGACGAATGTTGGATAGAAAAGACTGGATTGAATAATTTTTTTAATATCGTTAAAGTTACCAAACTTGACGAAGGTATCATCTTTATCAGGAATAAGGTTTTGATGAACTTCAGGAAGAACAGACACGTTTTGAAACGAACGCTCAATCTCTTCAACACGTTCTTGCGTCACTTCAAGATTCCAACGACCACGAGCAGTTTTATATTGTTCAAGACGACGGGTCACAGTTTGATAGTTTAAACTACGAGAAGCACAGAAACCCTTCAGATCACCAGAAGTGATTTCCGAACCGTAAAGTTCTTGAATAGATGCAATGAGTTGTTCGTCTTTCAAAGCAAGTTTGCGAGGCATAATTTAGTTAGGTGGTTTTCTCAACAAAGCCATAATAGAACAAAAAAAGGGGTTTAAAACCCCCCTTGTGTCAGTTTGCCAACTGGTTCCGAAGTGTCTCCAAATATTCTTTACTAGCACAATGACCTTTATATCCTGGATAATATTTTTCAACTATAGCAGGAATACCCATAGCAGTGATTGAACTTTGACACAACACCCAAACTTCTTTGGTGTCATACTTAACAACATGTTCAAGTGGAAATTTAGTTTTCATATGTGAATGTTTTATTTTTTACTTTAGTATCAAATTCGCCAGTTCTACCTGGTTTCATTTTTCCAACTTTGACATTTTTACCTTTGCCAGGCCAAGATGTCTTAGAAGTTCCTTTAAGAGTTGCATCACTCTTCGGTTTACGTTGAATCAATACTGAATCTTGATCATCCTTTGATGAACCTTTAACATTACGTTTATGCTTTAGTCCACCTTCAGTTCCAAGTTTCTGAATTGTTTTTTTAAATCTTTTCTTACCCATTTTACCAGAAGAAACTACATGTGATTTCTCACCAACTTTCTTCTCTTGTGGGGTTCCTGGATTTTCGGTGTAACGTCCAGAGACTTTTGTAGGCCCTGGAAGGCCTGCTCCTCTGATTCTTCTTTCTGTTCTAGCAGATCTTGCTTTATTTTCTTTTTTAGATTTGTCTCCTCTTTGTCCAGAAAGAATTGCTGTTCCACCCTTTTCAGTCTTTCTCATTACACGAGTAAGAGAAGTCTCTTGAATAGAATAACATTCTATCATAAATTCTTGAAAAGTCTTCATCTGCCCGAACATATTTTAAATATTTATCAGGCAACAAGTTCCACAAATTCGCCAAGAACTTTTTTGTTGAGTTTTTTACTCTTCAAACTCTTAACAAATGCAGATTTGATTTGAGATTTGGAAGCATCTTCAGCAACATCAAATTCGGTTTCATTACCCAAAGCAGTTGCAGAGATACCAAAGTATTTGTGATATCCAGAACTCTTAATGGAAAAGGTTTTTTCCTTTCGCCAAAAAGAACTTACGCGATCATACTCCTCTCCATATCCATAATAACGACGGATGAAAGATCCAGCATCACGAGATTCAAGAACACGAATACCAATAAAGTTTACTGTTGGAAAACGATCGCGGAGATTGCGAAGAAGAACATCAGTAAAATTATACCATTCAACATTTAGAGAATAGGTATTTCCAGTTTTACGATCTCGAAGAAAAGCAGTATTTGGATTGATATTTACAGTTCCAATATAAGGTCCATCTTCCCACTGACGATGAACTTCTTTGTGGCACTTCAGAGGTGATGCTTCACCATCAGTCAAAACAACACATTGAACTTTTTGTAGTTTATACTCTTTCTGAAACTTTGGAAGAATTTCATGAAGACAAACGAGTGTTTCATTCAAAGGAGTTCCGGAAAGATTCCAACCAAGAGGAACACTATAAGAGGTATAAGAACAACGAGCAAATGACTTTGCAATTCGATAAATGTTGATCATTTGCGCTTCAAGTTCCTTACCATTGACTTTACTTGTCAACATATTCATCAGAGAAAACCACTCAGGAATTGAAATGATTCCATCACGTTTTTCATAAGGTTCTTGGGGCATAATGGCTTTGTTATTTTCATCGTAACGAACACGAGGATAATCGTGAGTGAATGCATAAACTTCAAAGGGAATATTCACCTTTTTACAAAACCACACAAGATTGAAGAGTTGCTTGACAGTATCAAGCATCACATCTTGCATTGAACCAGACCAGTCCAGAATAAACACCAGACCGTGATTCTTACCATCAGCAAGAGTAGTTACTTTGCGGAATAGATCTTCATTATATTTGTAAGTATGAAGTTTAGTGCAGTCAAGAACACCCGTGCGAGCAGTTGAAGCACGAGCATAAGAATCTGCTGCCTTACGGCATTCAAATTCTTTTACCAGATAGTTGACTTCTTTCTGTGCCGAACGTTTAAATTCACGATACTCTTTGTCAGATTCGGCAAAAACATCTTCAGGAAAATATTTTGAATCATTATACATATTCCAAGAAATTTGACAAGACTTATGTACTTCTGCGTTTTTAATAATTAAAGTATCAACATCAATCTTTGGAATTTCCAAATAAGTATTATCATAACCAGAATTATTCACAAGATCACGAATGGCTTCTTCAAGCGTTTCCATCGTCTTCACCTCAGGATCATTCTTTTCCCCACCTTGAGGAGCAGCAGATTTTTCTTTTTTAGATTCAGAAGACGCATCAGATCCAGATCCATCACCACCAGAAGATTCTGGTTGATCATTCTCACCAGATTGTTGATCATCAAAATCCGAAGGAGAATTACTTGAGGAACCCACCTCTTGATTGTGAACATCAAAATTAATTTTGGTTTCTTCGTCTTTCTTTTTCTTGCAATATTCGTAAAGAACTTTTGCGGCTTCAAGCACTTCAGCAAAAGTTTCGGACTTATCAATCAGATTAATAATATCTTGTTCTTCTTGATTAAACTGAAGATTGAGAAAGTTGCCAATCTTAAAATAAAGATTTGCACGATCGGCAAGATTCATCTCATCAACTTTTTCACCTTCAAGTTGAAAGAAATCTTCATCAGCAAGTTCCTTATAACCGTTGAAGAATGTCTTGTTCAGTCCGGCATAACGACGCTTCATCAGTTTCTCAATGCGAGCATCTTCCACAAGATTAACGAACTGCAGAGGAATTTTGTAGTCCTCCATCCAATCCTCATCAGGAGTATAGAGAGCGTGGCCAACCTCATGACCAACTAACAGGTCATACACAGTGTTGCTTGCCTTTTCCCACATCGGCAGAGTCAACACACGAGTATGAACGTTAAACTGTGCAGTCTCACACTTTTTATGCTCTACCACAAGATCCTCAGTGGCAAGCAGACGGGCAAGTTGTCCTTTGACTTCGTGATTAACAGACATTGGTGTGTTCTTTATCTTCAGCCATAATACGACGAAACCGCCCCATTGGAGCGGTTCATGTGACGCTTTTTGAACTGGGACAGGCGTGCTTTTGCCTGACGCAGTGCTTGCGGTTTAAGTTTTCGTTTTTGTTCTTTCTTAGAGTGGTGAAATCGGTTAGGGACTTGCATTGTTCTTAGATGAATCAGGACATCATACACGAGAAACCTTTGACTTTATCAAACTTTATGACACTTTGAAATTTGTCCTCCATACCAGTCTTATGGGAAATAATAAAAATATTAGCATCTTTAATGACATAACGAATAATCTTGAGAAACTCATCAGTTCCTTGACTGTCAAGAGAACTATCAAATACTTCATCTAGAATCATAAGGTTTGTAGAAACTGAATTTTTATATTTAGCTACTTCTCTCCATGTGAATAAAAGTGCTAAATCAATTCTCTGCTTTTCACCTTCACTAAATGAAGCATAAGAAAAGTCTTCATGAATAGGTGATTGGACGGTTTCGTTAAATTCTTCATCAAGAGTAAAGTTAATGTAGAAGTCCATCATTTGCAAATAACGATTCACCTGCTGATTAATCAAAGGCAAATACTTCTTGATGATTTTAGTTTTAACTCCACCGTCTTTAAGCAAACTATACGAAAAATCGTAGTAGTTGATCGAGTCTTTTTTCTCCGCTAATTCAGAGTATGTTGTTTTTAAGTTTTCTTTAAAGGATTCTAATTTCTCATGTTCAATATTTCGGTTTTCAAGTTGATTGGTAATAGTTTGAATTTCATGTTCAAGGTCTCGGATTTGTCTCTGGTTGAGTGATATCCGAGTATTGTTTTGAGAAATTTCATTGTTTAGTTTTGAGATCTCCTTAGATAGAGCAATGAATTGACGCTCTCGTTCTTGTTCTACCTTTATAGATTCTTCTAGGTCTTGATAACCTTGTTGAAGTTCCTTTGCTTTATTTTGAGCGTCTTCAATTCTATTTAATCGAAACTCTTCTTCAATCGTTTGAGTGCAAGTAGGACAAACCGTATTTTCAGTAAAGAACTTATGCTCTTTAGTAATCGTAGATACTTTCTGAGACACTTTACCTTTTAAATTATTCAGTTTTATTAACTTATCATCGGCACCAATAACATCTTCTTGCTCTTTGACATACTTGTATATTTCTTCCTCAGTAACTGCATTTTGAGTCATATAAATGCCAACTTCACTATCTAACTTGGCAATCTTTTCTTTATTGGTATTAATATTGGCATTGCCACGGTTCTCCAGTTCTTCAATAAAGTTTTGTTGCATCTCCACTTTATCTTTGAAGGATTCCTTTTTCAACTCTAAAGTTTTAATTTCTTCTCTTGTTTGACGAATCTTTTCTTTGATAATGGTATTCATAGAAGAAAAGATTTTAATATCCAATAGATCTTCAATGACTTCGCGGCGATGAGCAGCAGGAAGTTGCATAAAGGGGACAAAAGTACTTGAACCCAAAATGACAATTTGAGTGAACGACTTATAGTTCATTTTGAGAACTGTTTGTTCCAACCATTTCTGCTGATCCAAAGCAGCTGATGATTGGTCTAAAAGAGAATCATTTCGATAGATTTCAAACACTGCTGGTTTGATGCCGCGAATAACTTTCCAGTTTGTTTTGCCAATTGAAAATTCAACTTCAACTCTACAATCCTTTTCATTAACACTATTGACAAGTTGTGGTTTGTTAATCTTGCGAAAAGGTTTACCAAATAATGAAAAGGTAAGTGCATCCAAAATGGTAGATTTTCCAGCACCATTTGTCCCAACAATCAATGTTGTTGTATTTTTTTGAAAATCTATTTCAATTGGTTGGTTGCCAGTTGATAGAAAATTTTTCCAAGAAATTTTTTCAAATAAAATCATTATCGTCGGGGGGAATCACAAGATCATCTTTAGTAATTATAGTATATTGATAATTATGCATTTCGCAAGTTGCAATAATTAAATCATCATCAATTTCAATTACATGCATTTCAGGATATCCATCATCTTCTAACATTATAGCAAAACGAGTAGCATCATCCTCTTCTTCAAAAAGATAAAGAATTTGTTCTCCATCTTCATTTTGAACAGCATATGCACCCTCAGTTTCTCGACCCTCAAGTGTTAGAATAAACATTTAAATCATCTCACATGCTTCCTGATAAACATCTTGGATAATTTTTTGAATCGTAGATTTATCCATTCCAACCTCCGCTTCTTCTATATATCGATTTAAGATAGATAGAGTATCTTCATTTTCAAAAGCTTCAAACTCCTCTGACTCTTGAATCTGGAAGTTCTCTACAATTTTGAGTTCTGCAACATTAGAAGAATAAAGTTTATCAATAAACTTCTCAAATTTCTTTGGATCAGTTTTTTTTCTAACAATAACCTTTGCAATTTTGTTTTGATATTCTGTAGAATCAAATGTCTGATATGGAGTGTCTTCGTAGTAAATATTATAAAAAAGTCTATAAGGATTATTGACTGGCGTGAGTTCTAATGTTTCAGTATCGAAAATATGAAACCCACGTTGATCGCCTACATCAGTCCAAAACATTTCATAAGGATTTCCTAAGTAGAAGACTTTACCATCGGTTGATCGAGTATGATAATGTCCTGAGAAGACACGTTCGAATTTTTCAAATAGTTTGCTCTCCAGTCCATGCTCCATGACGAGTTGTCGATTAACTCTAAATCCCTGGAGTTCAAGATGCCCCATCGCACAAGTGCAAGTTGTCTTTTGAATAGTTTTAAAAGTAACTTCCTCATTTTCTTGATTGATCCAAGGAATAAAAAGAACGTTTAACTGATCTAATTTTACTTCAGTTGGTTGAGCATAAACCGTTACATTATCATATTCACGAAGTAGTAAATCCACAGCATTTACTTCGTTAGTATTTTTATAGTAACTGTCATGATTACCAACAATTAAATGCAATACAATCCCTCTTTCTTTGATCGGATCAAAAATATTATTCTTAGCCCAAGAGAGGGCAGAAAAATCAATTCCTTTCCTACTATCAAAAGCATCACCCATATGAATAATTGTTTTTATTCTTTCCTTGTCTATTGTGGGAAAGAAAACGTTATCGTAAAACTTTTTAAAATAATCATGAAAAAGTTTTGAGTTTTTTCTTGCACCATAATGAGTGTCGGTAATAATTGCGACTTTCATATTAATCAGAGTGTTGTTTCAAGTATAGCACAGCTTCTTGAAGCAAGTCAAGGTTATCATTAAAAAATCCCAATCCTTGATTGCATTTATTGCACAATAACCCTCTAATTTTTCCAGTTGTGTGGTTATGGTCTACTGCTTATTTATTCTATCAATATCTTAACTTACTATGAATCGCATCTTTGATGCTATTATAGTCGGAATAGTTTGATCCGTCAACCGAGCCGTCTTCAAAGACTTGATCAAATCCAGTTCTTTCAAGAATTTTATTTTTGATTTCCAGTTGCTTCTTTTCTTTCTGAATGCGTCTCAGGAATGCGTAGTGAATAATCTGAGTGAAGTAAGCAAAAGGATTCTGAGATTTCTCTGGATTAAAATTATGAATATACTGAACACAATTTTCAATGCCATCACAAATCATATCATCCTTAAACATGTAATTAACAAAATTTGGTTTAAAGGATAAATGAGTTGCAATCTTTAAAAAGCATTCCCCAATGTATCGTGGAATCTGAGGTTGCGGATTTCCTTGAATCTTCGCAATTTCTCTATCTTCCCTATACTTAATTAATGCGGCAAGAAATTCTTTGTTATTAACGTAATGTTCAGATCTTTTTCTTTTAGTCATTACTGCTGTTGTTATCATAAGACATTCTAATTTAATATGTAGGTATTATAACATCTTATACAGGGCTTGACAAGTCTTTAAATTATCAGTAGAATACCTTTGTCCGGTTTGAAGATGAGGCTTAGCTACTTTTAAAGATCTTTTCTAGAATTTCCTTAGCATCATTGACATTCGCTACGTATCCCATCTTTCTACTGATTTTTGATTGATTGTTTTGAAGTTTTTGATATTGACGAACATAAGATTGATACATGGAAATCATTTCAATATCATATGATTCAGACATAGTGAGGATATCATCCATGTTCAGAATGAACATGTCTTCGGAGGTTGTTTTAAGCCATGGTTCTAACTTATAACCACAGATTCCCATTCTCGTTTTAACTTCACTAATTGATGCAGGATAAGAAATTAAAAGGATTGTTTTATCTTCCATCTCTTCAGCACATACCTTAGCAAAAATTTCCTCTCCTGTTTTTAATTTAAGAGTTGCATAAAAATCTTCTTCCATCATTGTTTTAATTGAATTGTAATTATTTCATAGTTAAAATTTTCTTCATTATAAATTTTAATTCTTTCGATGAGGTGATTGAGAGTATAATTTTTTCTTGACTTGTACGTGCAATCGTCAGAAATATCATAAAGAATTGCTTTGGTTTTATTTTTTCCTTTTCTTAAAACTCTTCCGATACTTTGTAAATTTCGAATTCGTGATTTACTTGGCGAAGCAAAAATGACGTTGTGTAAATTTTTAATATTAATACCAGTACTAAATGTTCCGTAAGATGCAACAATTACTGCGTTATTTTCTTTTTCAGTAATTTCTCTTACGAGTTCTCTTTCTTCCGCATCCACTCCACCATGAACAAAAAATACTTTACGATCATCTCGCTTATGTGTATTTATCAGATTAAATAAGGGTTCTCCATGGGTGGCAACCCGACTATAAAGAACTAATGTATTTCCTTTGAGATCTAAAGTTAAATTGGAAATAAACTTGTTTCTTTTTTCGTGAGAGATAAGATATTGAATTTCGTCTTCATAAGTTTCAAATTTTTGTGGAGGATGTTTAAGAACAATGCAGTTAATATCTAATGTTGAAAGGTGTCCTTGCTCCATTAATTCTGCAGTCTTAGTAACCTTATAAGATGGTCCAAACAATCCTTCAAGAACCCATTTATGAGTTTGTGTACCATCAAGAGTTCCAGTAAATCCAAAACGATATTTTGCATGATGAAGTTTTGTCATGATAGATATAAGGGATTTACTCTTGAAAAGATGTGCCTCATCGCCTATAATAACATTGTAATCCTCAAAAAATGAACGTTCTAATTTATAAATTGATTGCCAAGTTGTGATTGTAACAGAATGTTCATTTGTTTTTTCTCTACCCGAATAGATACGGTGACAATATGACTCAACATCCCATCCATAGTCCTGGAAATCCTTGTACATCTGCTCTACAAGAGATGTCGTTGGGACAACTAAAAGAATTTTTTGCCCTCTATCCACATAGTATCTCACGAGGGCGTAAATCATCAGACTTTTTCCTGACGCAGTTGGACTTATCAATAGCTTTCGATTGTGTCGTAAAGCATCATATACTCCCTCTATTTGGTACTGTCGCGGAGAATGAGTACAAATAGATTGCATATAATCCTTTACGCCTTCATAGGAAATATTTTCATTTATTTCAAATGGAAGTCCATAAAACTTATTATCCTCAAACTTATATGTGTATCCATATTGATTACAAAAATTGACAATTTTATCTAAAAGACCGACATAGATTTGTTTGCTTCTTGTGTCAAATAAATGTATTTCGCCATTCCAGTGTTTATTTCTGTACTGAGGCATGAATTTCATATTTGGAACTTCAAATTTGAAATGATCTCTCAGTTCATACTCAATATGAGGTTCTGTTCGTATCTTAAGAAAAACTTCGTTCGACTTACTGATAACTAAGTTTGTATTATCAACCATAACCTGCCTGGAATTTTACAAATTCAATTGCATTTTTAATTTGGTATGTTCTATTTTGAATTACCTTAAGAATGCTCTCTAAGTAATTTAGCATAGTTTCATAGTAGTCAATTTTGAGATTGACATTAGACAATTTCTCATCCGCATCCAAATATTTTTGCATCGTATCCTTATCCCTGATTTTTTTGGGAAATGGATTCTCTACATAGACATCTGGATCTGCTTTTCCAGCATAATATTCATATCTTTCGTGACGAATATTTCTTTTTTGCTGCTCTGCCTTTTTCTTGAGAAGAACTAAATTGTTATAAAGATCAAAGTATTTTGCATGTAGTGCTGGAATGTTTAAAGATTCTGTATGAAGATTATCAATATCAATTTTGGAATCTTTTTCCCACATACTTTGAATCATATCAAGATCAATATTCATAAGGGATCGCCATTTAAATCAACTATATCGTAGATAGTATACTTGAAAGATACGTCTGCTGTAAAGTATTGAACATCAGTATCGGTTGCATTAAACTCAAGTGTGGATAATGAGTATGGCCACAAATCCTTAAATTTAATTTTAAAATTTGTATTATTGCTACTTGTCATTACTTGCAAAGTTCCATCAGAGTAGATATTCATCATTTTTGATGATGAAGTATTGACTTTGGATTGTTTGTTTTGCAAATCATAGATTTCTTTCAAAGACTCTGGATATCCAAGGCCCCTCATCCAGTTTTGAATTTCCATGTAATTTTCAAGATCTTCATCTACGAGAAATCTCAAAGTAAAATCTTCAAAAACAATTTTATCTCCAGGATTATCAATATCTTTAAGATAAGATGGTTGAATTGCTACACCAAGAGTCATTCCTGGAATATTAGCCGTATTACTTAAAAAAGCAACTTTGGGCGCCCTATTTAACATGAATTTAAAACCAATCGGGGACAGAAAGTTTCGATTCTGTATCTGATTATTAAATGCGTTACCGACTGCCATCTTTTTCTAACTATTTAGATAAAAAAAGAGGGTCTCGAAAGACCCTCTGAGTTCTCTTGTGAGAATGACTCACATGAGGTTCTTAACAGCAACGCGACGATAGTAGCGGTTGCTGTTAACGCGAAGACGACCCAGACCTTGATCAGTACCTTCTGCAAATGGGTTTGCAACGATACCGTAGCGGGTCTTAAAGCCGATCTTAGGCTGGAAGGTGTTCTCACCAACGGCACGAACCATTTGGAGAGGAACATATGGGCAATAGAACAGACCAGCATCATAAGGGGAAGAACCCTTATAACCAACAACGTAGTATTGGTTGCTGCCTTGTGCCAGACCGCTGTTATCAGCAGCCAGGTTTGCCGAATAAGGATCGATATATACGCGATACTTGCCTTGGATTGTACCAGCAAAGGTGTTACCAGTATCATCAACGTTCAGGTTAGCGTTGAGTGCAGGGGTGTAATCAAGAACACCAGCCATGGTCAGTGCTGAAGCAACGTCAGCAGAGCACATGATGATGTTACCCTTGCCGCGACGAGTTCTCTGAGCGATTCTGTTTGCATCTCTTTCGATTTGGAACAGAAGACCCTTGAACTTCTCAACAGACCAACGACCGTTGGAGTCGATGTCGAGGTCGAATACACCAGCAGTAGCGGTGTTTTCTACAGCACCCTGTTCAGCAATCTTGTAGATGGTACGGATAACTTCACGGTTGATCTCAGCAAGAATCTCAGTTGAGAGAATGTTTGCGAGTTCCGCTTCAGCATTCAGACCATGGATTGCCTTGAGGTCTTGAGCAAGCTCAAGTGAGTACTCAGCCTTCAGAGCGCGTGACTTTGCAGTAACAGTGACTTTCTCGATTGAGAATGCCATCTGGTTGAAAGCATTACCAGCACCGTCGCCAAGTGTTTCAGCGTCGCCAGTTGGCATACCTGAACCGACATTATATGCCGTTGAGGTTGCAGTGCCAACAGGGTTCAGGATAGCAGGGTTGGTGCCGCTTTGAGCAGTTGTACCGATACCAGCATTGGCATCAGCAAAACCACCTTCAACGTTGAAACCACTGTCTTGACCTGAGAATGAAGTATCAACTTCATTGAAGAATGCTTCGGTTCCGCCCTGAGTATTGTAGCGGGAACGCATTGCGAAGATCAGTCCAGTAGGACCGCTCATTGGTTGAACGCCAGCCAGGTCATAAGCGACCAGGTTAGGCATTGAACGACGGATCAGCGAAATCAGAACTGGGTCGAAACCAGCAGTAGGACCAGCAGCAGTTGAACTACCGCTGAAACCACCAGTGCCAGTTGCGTTGGTTGGGGCTTCCATCAGGTTCATACCTGTGGAGAATGCAGCTTCCTCACGGAGGAATTTTTCTTGGTTTTCTAACAGGACAGCGGTTACTGCTCTTCTGTGCGAATCTTTGATTGCATCAAGACCCTCATAGTTGAGGAGTGGAGCCCACTTTTCCTGCAGATGTTCTGCGTGGAACATTTGCGTTTACCTTTTGTGAATGTTTACGTTTGATTTAATTTTAAATTCAGTTTTTTGCAACTGCCTGAAGGGTTCTCAGGTATGCAGCCATCGTTCCCGAAACAGATTCAGGTGATTGATCTACACCCTCAGAAAGGGTTTCAGTGTGTGCCTTTGGAGTTTTACCTGCTGGGAAATAAGATTCCTTCAGCATCTCCAGTTTTTCACGATATTCTTCTTCACTTTCAAACTCAACACTTTCGGCAAGTGAAGCGAGCTTTTCTTTCTGAGTAGCAGCAAGGCCCTCAGAAACTTGATCTAAGATTCCGTCAGCAACCGACTCTGCGAGACGCTTGTTAAGGGAAACATTTTTCTCAATCTGCTCGTTGAGTTTTTCTTCCATTTCATCTAATTTTTCTACCATATTCTCAAGTACATCATATTTGTCTTCAGGGATTGTTACATAATGTTCTTCAAAAAGACCCTTCATCCCAGCGATGAAGGATTCAGTAAATTCGGTCTTAAGACCTTGCTCAATTGCGAGTTCGTTCTCAGTGAACCACTCTTCAGCAACATACTCAAGATAAGCATCTACGCGATCAGCAAGTGCTTCTTTGATTTCTTCTACTTCTTCAACCAGTCTTTGCTCATACTGAGCTTCGACTGCCTCTCTGATTTGAGCAACTTTGGATTTCAGAGCTGCTTCAAAGATGGTTTTTGCTTTTTCTTTGAATCCCTCAGAGAGTTCTTCTCCACCAAGAAGAGCATTAACGTCATCTTCAATTTGGAAAGACTCTTCCATTTCTTCTTCATCTTCCTCTTCTTTTTTGCCTTTTTTCTTATCTTCCTCTTCTTCTTCCTCTTCTTCGTGCTTAGCTTCTAAGAGTTCTTCTTCATCATCTAATTCAGATTCCTCTTTCATACCCTTCATGGGATCAGCACTCTTAGCACCCTTATTGACAACATCTCTGACTTGCTTCAGAGTTGCGCCAGGGGTTTTCAGTTTTGCTGAATCGTCGTCGGGACGATAGTTAGAAGGATCTGGTCCACCCAGATCTTCTACGTGTCCAAGTTGTGTGCCTGGATCTGCCATATGAGGCATTGCTTCTGCTGCTTTGGCATTAGAATTTACAGCAGTTTTGGATTGCTTAGTGCCTACTTCCATTTCTTGTAAATCTCCACGAGACATTTGAACTCTCCGTTTAACCTTTGTTATAAACTATATTTATTTATTAAATTAAAGATTTGAAAGAAAATCATTAAACAGATTTAATTTTTGCTCATCAAGTTTCTTTTGATCTACAAGAGTATTGATTCTCTTATAAGTTTTAGCGGCATACTTTTCACGAAGAATGCCACCATCCCATACCCATTCTTTACCTTCCATGATTCCTGATACAAATGCATCAGGAGCAGAAGGATCAGCAACAATATCAGCAGCAGTGGCAAGCATAAAATCTTCACCAACCATATTGTATCCTTCTCTAGTCTGCTTCAATGATCCAACACCACGAGAAGAAACACCTAACTTAACTCCTTCACTAATCAAAGATTCTGCAATCTTACCCATTGGAGTATTCAGAATCTTTGCCTTACCAATAAAGTTCGAACCGCTTTCTCTTAAAGAAGTAATCTTGTGCGAAACTCGATCAAGATTTACAGTAGGTCCATCTGGATGTCCGAGTTCTCCAAGAGCTCTTCCTGCCATAATGTGATTTTCATTATAGCGAGCAACTTCACGACGAAGAGTTTCCATTGGATACATACGACCATTACGGTTGCAAATATCACCTTGAAGGAAAACACCTTCAATGTAAAGTGACTTTTTACCGTTGCGTTCTTCAACGATAAATTCTACTGATTCGATTTCTTCTCTGATAAGTTTCATTTTACGCTTGACCTGTGATTTGTACTTGTTGAGCAAACATATTTCCCGTTCCTCCATCAGAAATAAATGAAACTTTTAATGAATTTCTTAATTCTGCATATGAAGAATTGAAACTGGTTACAATACCTGAAGTATTGGTGCCAATACCAATTCTAGTTGAGAAATACCCATTATAACCAGAAGAAGTGTTTACTGAAATAACTGGTTGGTGTGTAAAATCATAATAACTTTGGTCCGATACAACTAAAGATACATAATCTCCAACTTCAAATTGAGAAGCCAAGCCCTCTTCAAAAATAAGTGTTGTTGTTCCTCCTGTCGTAACACCAACAACTCTTTGAGATCTGGGAGCTCCCAAACTTACAGTTTCAGGATTATTCGTTGTTAAAAAATAATCTACATGAGATGCAGTCGGTTCAGTTCCAATGGCAATATGACCTCTTGCGCCAAAGGCAACAACTCTCAAAGTATCAGTTTTATGAACAAATGAACTAGATTTAACTGCGCTTCCGGTAGAAGTTACTGTAAATCCCGTTCCAACTGGTTTATGTGCCATTATTTTTTAAAATACACTTTTAGTTATTTATTAATTATTATTCTTCCTCTTCTACTTCCTCTTCGTAATTTGAATCAAATAATGATGATGCAACGACTGGTTTGAAAGTATCAATTTTTTCTGAAGCTTTTGCAAAAAGCAAATCTTTAATTTTGTCGCTGATTTGAGAAGGACTCTCATCAGTAACAATCATATCCATTAATTCGTCCATAATTTTAAACTTAGTAATCGTTGTTATTTATTAAATTTCACCACCCTTAGGCATTTTAATTTCTGGTGGTTCAACTGAAGTTGCATCAACTTGAGGTTCCATTACTGGAGCACCCAAATCTCCGCCACCCATTCCTGGCATTGGTTGTCCAGTCATTGGATCTACAGTCATCATAGATGGATCTGGAATAATGCCATCAGCAATTTCTTTTTCAATCAGTTCATTTTGTTCAAGAATTTCCATATCAGTTTGTCGAAGTACTTTTCTACGAATATAATCTTGTGAAAAGTATTTACCAACATAAGGTTCTGCAACTTGAAGGAGATTTAATCTTTCAGTTAACAGTTCAGATTCTTTTAATTCTGCAAAGTGATTGTCATATAAGAAGTCATATTGAATGTGCTCACTCATTATTTCCCAATCTTCTGGGGTAATAATATTTTTAAGAATAAGTTGAGTTTTTAAAATATCATGAAATAATCTTGAAAATCTTTTTCTCAAACGTCCAACAAATTTACTGAACTTAACTTCGTCTCTTAAGATTTCAGAAGAACGTCCAAGATTAAATCCACCTTCTCCACCAATTCTTGAAGTTGGAACATTCAGTGATCTATAAAGTTTTTCTTGAAAATATTTAATATCAGTGATTTCTCCAAGGTTTTGTCCACCTGGAAGAGTTGTGATTTCAGTTCCTCTACCACCTTCACGACGAGGAAGCCAGAAATCTTCAAGCATACTCATATACTTTTTATCATCACGAATTTCACCAGTGTTTGCGTCATATACAAGTTTGTTGCGATAACGCATCATTACATCACGCAGATATTGTTCTGCCTTAACTTTGGGAAGATTGCCAACATCAATATAAAAAATTCTTCTTTCAGGAGCTCTTGAAAGTCTGTAAATGACAAGAGAGTCCTCAATCATGCGAAGTTGATTGAGTGCTTTAATTGCTTTGTGAAGATATGAAAGATTACTTCCTTTATTTCTATCTACAAGACCTGAAGTGCAATAAGCAATCGCATCTCTTGCAATTTTGATTCCTTTGTTATCTCCCAAGGTTGATGGATTAGACGTTGGATATGTTGCTTGAGGAGTATAGATAAAATATTCTTGAATTTCGGGAAATTCATATTGCATTGGATCATCTTGATTAACATTCGCTAATCTAATACGATTATCATCACCCGGTTTCTTTTTTGTCTGCCTAACATAACGAATTTTCATTGCATCAATATATCTTAACTCCTGAATACCTTCTTCCGGTTTCTTAAGATCAATAACTTTATGATAACAAATTCTACCATCTATATACCAGTTACGATAGATTTCATGGCACTTTTTATCAAAATCTAAGAGTTCAAGAATATACTTAAATTCATCACGAATTTTCTTTTTAATTCCATCACTTGCATTGAGATTTGATAACTCAATTTCAACAGGACTATCATTCGTATCTGATACAATTGCTTCATTTACAATATCTTCAATAGCACTATCACACTCTGGGTGCAAAGACATTTCACGATATCTTTTGATAAGATCAAATTCAGTTCTGTAAATACCTTCAATATCAACATATGAACCAAAAAACCCACTGGTTAAATAGTGTTCAACCCCGTCCTCATTATTAGGAGGAACGGGGGAAACTGTTGTGGGTGAAAGTGATTCGTTATCTTCAATAGAGAAACCAAAAAGTTTTGCCATTATTAAAGTTAAAAGTTTCTATTATTTATTAAGCACCAGGAGTCTGTGGATAGAAGTACTGAACTTGGAAATCAACAGTAAATTCTTCAATTGCATCAGTGGTATCGTAAGATAATGCGATATCTGAAACAGTAGTTGGAAAAATATCAACGAATTGATATTGTGCAAGAATGTTTGCGTTTCCAGAAGTTGTTGCTTGACCCTGAGCAGTAGGAGCAATTCTTCCTAGTTGATATACAGTGGCATTGCCCATGTAGTTTGCTGGGTTTGTCAAACCAGAGTGATCAGAATATTGAGCAACATTTTGCATCCAAGTTTCAAATGCTCTTCTGTGACTAAAGTTTGAATCGTTGATTACAGTTACTGTCCAGGTGTCAAAAGTTCTGTCTCCAGCAACTTTTAAAACTCTACCCCTAAATGGAATTTCAATTGGAGTAACATTGGACGCTGGTAAAGCAGCTGATTTGCAAAGAAATCTAAAGTTGTCCGAATCAAAAGCCGTTACACCTTCGTTTTGGAGATTTAAAGTTACTGTTGTTGGAAACGTAACTGCAACTTCAAATAAATTTGGACGTGCTCCACCACCTGTTAATTTTGATTTGAAACTGGAGATGTTTCTTGTTGGAATTACTGCCATTTTTAGGTTCCTCCTTAGTAATTAAATGAGAATTAAACTGTACCAGCAACTTCTTCAAACGAGATGCCCGTTCTTGTTGCAATGAAACTCAGGGTTACATAATTGATTGACTTGGCAGGTTTGATGAAAATATCAGCTCTAAATTCATTATTATCAATTACATCAGGAGTATTATTAGTTTCATCACAAATTACGAGGAAGTCATAAATACCTCTCTTTGCTTGAATATCGCGGAGGTATGGTTCAACAACATTAACAAAGTTTGATCTTGTAATTACATCATTTAATTCAAACAGTTGAGCATTTGCTGTTCTTTCAAGTGATTGTTCAATAGTGAGGAACAAACGACGAACATTAATTCTGTCAAACGTTGATGCATATCCAAGACCAGTCTTATCTCCATAGAGGAGAATTCCAATGCCTGGTTGACTTACGATTGAATTAACTCTAACGCCGTACAATTGATCTCTTTGATTTTTTGATGGATTGTATGCAAGTTTAATCGCATTATTTAAAATTCCTCTTTGTTGTCCCGCAGGAGAGAACCAAGGGAATGCAACTACGTTTGTTCTAACCATCAATCCCGCAATGTCTCCATTGCATGGAATATAACGGAATGTTTTGTTAAATCTATCGTAAGTATATTTGTATCCACTATCAAAAATTGCGTATGAAGAAGATGATAATGGAGTAAAAAATTCAACAATATTATTTGTTTGTGTTGTTGTGTTAGTTACATTCACAATATCAGATCTATGTGGGGAAATTGTTGCAACACAATCTTTTCTTAATTCAGCAACAGAAATTAAATAATTTGCCTTTGCTTGTGATTCAAATTTATTAGAAAGACCAGGACCCATCAGTAAATAATCTACTGCAATTTCATCTTTATTGGAAAATAATCCGTAAGATGTTATTAGATCGGAAAGACCTGGACCACCAGAACCATAATTTGCGCCACTTGTTAGTGTATAAGTTACACCTCCAATTGCGTTAAAAGTTACTCCTTGAGTTGGAACATTCCACTGACCACCACTTTCGGTAATTTTTGTGAAACTTGTCGAAAATCCGGTTGCTAATGGCGAAGTTCCGTGATAAGAATCTGCACCAACTGATGGGTTATCACCAGCATAAATGTATGGAGAATTTAACGCAAGATAATCTTTCCAGAAAATTTGTTGCGGAGAATTTACTGAAGAAACAGCATCATTTGCTTTCGAAAGACCAACGTGCTTTTCCAAAACGTTTCCTTGGATTCCCGTTACGGTTCCAAGATCATCCACTACCACAACATGAATCTCATCATTTTTTGATGATCTTTGTGATGCATAAGTTGATGTTCTTGGTTTTGGTGCAAGAGACTTCCAATAAATTGTTGAATTTGTTAAACCAAGAGTTTGTTCATTGTACCAATCTACAGATGTTGCAATGGTAACTGTGCTGCCAGTATTAATTCCAGAATTATTAACAAAGGTAAGTGTTTCTGCATCTGGGAACGATGATGCTAAATCACTTTCTTTATATTCTACAGAAGTTTCTGTTCCAGTAGAAGAAACTCTTGAAACAACTTTAACGTCAATGGTACTGTTGCCATTTGTAGAATCGGTTCTAACACCAGTGATAATACCTTTTAGATATCCATTAAATGTGGTAGTCGTACCATCTCCAGGAATAGTGCTACCATTTAATGCATAAGTAACACCATGACCAACAACAGCACCTAGAGTACCTAGGTTTGTTGTTGTAATTCCAAGTGTCTGATCGGCTTTATCATCGATGATGCAAACTTTAAGATTATTTGCCCATTCTCCTGGATTTTTTGCAGAAAAAATCCACTGATGAGAATCGCCAGAATAATTCAGCGAATAATCATCATAGTTTTTAATTTTTAATGTAGTTGTTGCTGCGTATCCAACAGCAGCATTTGCATTTTTAAGAGAATTGTTGTCAGTTCTTACAACTTTAAGAACACCGCCATAAGATAAAAATGAAGATGCTGTCATCCAATACTCATACTGTCCGTCTGTTGAGATTGGTTTTCCAAATGTGTTAATTAATTCGTTCTCTGTGGTAATATCAACTGCTTGATCTACCGGACCAATTGCAAAAGGACCTGCAATTGCTCCAATATTATCAAGAACATTATCAGCTCTCCCTACAGTTAAATCAACTTCCCTGACGATTACGCCTGGAGATAATTGAGGAGTCGCCATGTTTTTCTCCGTGAAGTCTCAGTTTATCTAAAAAATATTTATTAAAAAGTTACTTTTGAGTGGGGAAACAATACATGAACATTCTACCAGTCAGGATATTCCCATCTATCAAAGATAGTAGTTTGCATTCTACTTACAATTACACGCTTTATAGTGCATTCTTTACACTCATAAGAATATGACGATACCCCTGAACCTTTTCTGATTCTATAAAAATCTTCAATGAGATTTTTTTGTTTTCCACAAGATCTACACTTTCGTTCTGTAAAAAATAAATGTCCAAGTTTAAGTTGGTCATCCAAGTTCATCACATATACTCCCACATATATGCACGATCTCCATATTCATCAACATGCCAACGATCTCCATCCACATCTACAAAACTTGATTCTTCTGTTCCATCAACAATGAATCCGAATGGTGCCATATCTTGTTCAATCTGATTCTTCTGTTCTTCATATAAACGTTTTCTTACATCTTGATCGGTGAGTTCTTTAAAGTAATCTTGTGCAACTAACCAAGCATAGATGACCAAACACATCGCTAAGTCATCATTACAACCTTCTTCTGCCTCAAACGAATTGTTTTTTTGAATGAATGTGGTCAATTCACTCATAATTTCATAATCGTTGAAGATGAGTTTATTTTCTTCAACCATTGTTTTGAGATTAAGACATCCAACTTTTTTGACTGTCTTAGACATCTTTACGCCAAGTTGTGTTTTCTTTCCAGAAAATCCCTGACCTACAATCTGTCCAGCACGACCACGCATTGAACACATCAAAAGATTATTGTATTCAAGATCATAATGAATAATGGATGCTACTTGGTCTCCAACATCATTGACTTCACAAAGAATAAACGCTCCATTATAATTTTTTGCAACATCAACAATAATGCTTGGAAAAAGCATCGGTTTGATTTCGTTGTTTCTATATTTCGCCACAACCGTATGAGGAAATTGTGTGATGTCAACAACAGTAAATGCTGAATAATCGTTTCCTACCCCTCTGGCTACGTCTACAGTGATGAGATAGTCGTGATCTTCAATAGGATCCACATATACATCTAAACCTCCACTACGGGTCTTAGGGTGGTCATAGACGAGTGCCCTGAGTTTGCTTGCTGCAATGAGAGTATCAACCGAACCTAAGAACTCACATTCAAATTCAACTTTAAACTGTTGCTCGGAAGTGTTTGCAATTGTTTGTTTCTTCCAGTTCTCATCTCTTCCAGGAACTTCACTCCAATGAACATCAGTAAATACATATTCATTCTTACCACGTTCAGCATCGTGCCACATACGGTAGAAGTGATTCATACCATGTGGAGTGGAAACAATAATTACCTTGGTAGATTTACCAGAAGTAATTGTAGGATAAACTGATGCAAAGAATGAATCTGCAATATGATTTGGAACGAATGCAAATTCGTCCAAGAACAGAATATTGAATGACATTCCTCGGACAGCTGATGCGGATGTGGATGCTGCAAGAATCTTTGATCCATTTTCAAGTTCAAGAGATCCTCGGTTCCAAATCAAAACACCTTGTTGCATCCACTTTGGAAGATTCTCATATGCTGTTTGCAATCTATCTAAAAGTTCTCTTGCAGTTGCTGCTTTGTTTGCAAGAATACCGATGTTTACGTTGTCATTGAAGATTGCATAATGAAGCAAGAACGACACAACAGTGGTAGATTTACCAGTCTGTCGAGGCATCTTACAGATATTAAATCTATGTTGATGGAAATTATTGACTAACTTTTCTTGAAATGGATATAACTCGAAAGGTTGTAAACCCTTATCCAGAGTTACAATTTTGATATAATTTTTTGCAAAATAAACTGGATCTTCTTTACACTTTACAAATTCAATAATTTGTTCTTGTGTAAATTCAATTTGTGTATTTGCTTTCTTAAGCAGTGGATTACCAAGATAGACATCACTCATAATAAATTACCTTTAGTTCAGCAATTCCAAGCTCTAAGAGATTTATTGATTCTTGAATCTGGGTCTCTTGCGGTTTTTGCTGAAGTTAATTTTGCTTTCATTCCTTTCATACGAGCACAAAATGATGCTCTACGTGGATTGCCAACCTTCTTTGAAGGTGCTTTGAGGTCACTACCAGGATTCTCGCGTTCATAAGACTTACGTCCTTTCTCATTTAAACCGCCTGCTTTATTTTTTCCTTCTTTACGTTGCCACGCTGCAACTTCATCTAATTCAACTTCTTCACCATATGTTTTTACATATGCTCTACTTGGCCCAATGGATCCTGCACTTCCACCTTGAGGAAAACCAGATTGAATAAATGGTTCACCGGGATTAAAATCTGAGACGTGATAAGAAAGCACTGCTGCTCCAGGATATACCTTTTGAATCTGATCGATGATTTCTCTACGATTCGGCATTCTAACTTGAGGGAAAAACATTTTATTCATATATGTCTTCCCACGCCAAGAAATAATAACAGAAATTAAATTTCCATTAGTTGCAGGTAATCTTACTGCTTCTTTAATTGATTCAGTAGTTTCACATTCGCATTTATCTTTTTTGCATTTTGAACAATGCTTCTCTTCTCCAACTGGAACGCAATTTGGAACGATCTTTTTACCTTTTTTCTTCATTCCAACTTGCTTATAACCAACCCAACACTTTTCATCTAATTCTAACTCATTCAGAATTTCTGCTACAATACCTGAATACTCTTCAGACTTATTTCCCCAGTTAGCAGCACCAACTTTGCGACACTTAACAAGTGCTCCTGATGCATATGCACTAGGCCAAACGCTATATCTTGATTTTACTTTACTATAGCAAGCATCTTTCTTTCCACTACTTTTACCTTTTTTATCTGTCTCTTCATTCATTTCTCCACTATCAACATAATCTGCTGCAGAATCTAAGTAATCTGCTGCCTTTGTGATTTTTGATTGCACCCAGGCCTCAATATTACCTTCACCTTTCCCCATTTTTGCTTTCAATCTTTTTGCTGCACTCACAATCGTAGATAGTTCTGAGCGAGCCATTGAATACTCGTGATCTCTTTCTTCTTTCATTTTCTTTTTGGGGGGATCTGTGGAAACGTAAGTTGGTTTTGCTGCACCAGATTTTTGTTGCTGTCCAGGATCTGCTGCTTTTTTTCTTCTAGATGCAGATAATCTTTCTGCCTTTGTCATACTTGCTCTTTTTGCAGAAGAAACACATTTTGGAGTTCCTTCTCCTGGTTCATCACTTGCACAAGTTCCGCCAGTTACAACATTTACCCAACCAGGCTTTCCTTCTTTTGAACGAGAACCTTTGAACCATTGATGCAAATTGCCTTCAGTCACATCTTTAAATTTTTTATGATGCTTCTTTGCAATCTGTTCTACTGTTTTATGGGACTTTAACTTATTCATTCTATGATATTATTCTTTTATATTTATTCTCCTAACCTTTTATACAACTCATCAATTTGAGTTTGCTGTTGTTTAATTGCTTCAATCAATAATCCAATAAGTCCGTTATAGTTAACTACCTTTGTATCATTATTTTCTCTAACGATCTGTGGCATTACGTTTTCAATTTCTTGAGCAATAACTCCAGCAGAAGATTGTTGAACGTGTTTCCAATCAAAAGTAACTCCACGAATTTGCATAACTTTTGAGACTGGATCATCAATTGTTTCAATATTCTTTTTCCACTTAACATCAGATGTTGTGTTAAAATCGGATGATGTAGTTGTTCCCGCAACCCAAACATCTCTCCATTTTTGTGTTGAAGAACCTAAATCAAATGAATTTGTTGCATTTGGAATTAGATTTGATATAAATTCACCACTAACTGTAATATCATCTGCCGTATTATCTCCAAGAGTTACATTGCCATTTAAAGAAACATTTCCATCAACTGTTAATTTAGATGTTGGATTTGTGGTTCCGATTCCAACATTTCCATCCAATCTATAAATGTTATCTCCAGTTCCTGCAGTCCATCTAGATGCCACAAAGGCACTTCCATTTTGTCTGAAAGTGCCAGTAAAATTAATATCTCCAGCAACATCTAAAGTATATTGTGGATTTGTTGTTGAAATTCCTACATTTCCCGCAGGAACTGTTGTGATAACTGTTCCACCAAGTCCTACATGCAAATTTGCAAACGTAGAAACCCCTACAGAGTAGATATTTGTATTGAAACTATCTGGACTTTCAACAGAAAATGAACCTCTAATTGTAGTAACACCAGAAATTATGTTGCCAGTATCTGACAGAGTGATAGTGCTAAGACCACTTCTACTTTTTATAGTATTAACTCTAATTTCTGATGATGCCATTTTTATTTCTTATGAGTTTATTAGTGAAGGGGACTACGCGCTCTCAAGAGCAGCAAC